GCGCAGCCGCAGCGAGCTGCCGCCAAACGGTCCGAGGGGGGCCGTGTGGGCGGCTTGTATAGGGGTTATTTCAAGGCCCATTCTCCCCCAAAGAAAGAAAAGAGGTGAACAGCATGAAATCTGCCAGAAAGCAATACATCCGTGAGCAGAAAACAATCTGCGGCGATAGTTATGCCGAGGTAGATTTTTGCTGGATCACTGAGCGGGAACACCGGGCAGGTCCCCGCGGAAAAAAGCAATTTGCCAGCAGCCTTGCCCAGCAAAAGCGCAACCGGGAACGGTCGGCGCGGCTGTTGGTGCAGCTGCTGAACACAAATTTTGACCAGCGAGGTTTTGCTCTTACCCTGACCTACGAAGACATGTGGCTGCCGGATGACGATGAAGCCGCCTGGAAGGACGTGTACAACTACCTGAAACGGGTGCGCCGATGGCTGACCCGGAAAAACTGGCAGGATGCCACCCCAATCAAGTGGGTGTGCGTGACGGAGAACCAGGAAGCCGACCCGGCCAACGGCCTGAAAGAAGTGCGATACCATCACCACATGGTGCTGCAGGTGGACGGCCTGACCGCCGCCCACCGCGCCGCCCTGCGTGATGCGCTGGAAGATCTGTGGTGCACCGGCCGCAGCCGGGAACCGCTGGGCACCGTGAACGCTGACCGCCTGCAGCCGGAACACGATAGCCTGGAAGGGCTGGCAAAGTACATGCTGAAATACCCCCGCCGCCGCAAAAGCTGGCATGCAAGCCGCGGCCTAAAGCGGCCCACCTATCCCCGCCCCAATGATACCCACTGGACCCCGCGCAAGCTGGCCGATGCCTGCACCATGCGCGTGGACGATGCTGATTATTGGGAGCGGCGCTACCCCGGCTACAGGTTTTTGGGGGCTGTGCCCAGCTATAACGAGGAGCGGGCCGAATGGCGGCTATACATCAAGCTGCGCCGGAAACGCAGGTAATACAACGTTATTCCCCGCCCCGGCGGGATAAAATAAAACGATAGGGAGTAAACGCAAATGGAAAACAAGCAAAAAGCGCTGGAAATGGTTGCAACCATGCAGCAAAAAGAGGAAAGCGGCAGCCTGCTGTGGTGCGTGGCCGAAGACCTGAAAAACACCATCAATGGCATGAACGAAGACGAGGCAAGGGTGGTTGTTACGGATTTTGAAGCCGGAACGCATGATCTGAAAACCTGCGAGAAAGCGATCCACGACTATGCCAACAAGCACAAAAGCGGCGGTTCTGCCTGCTGCCCCGGCCCGGCCGTGCCGGGTATCCTGCGCGTGCATTTTGGCCTGCCGGAGAGCGGCCAGAGCACCGCACCCGCCCCGGAGGAGCGTCCCAAACGCCAACGCCTGAACATTATGGATTTCATGTAAGGGGACGAGAGTATGAGAACGCTGGAAGAATACGTGGCCATGATTCCGGCCGCGCCGCCCGCTGACATTGACCGCTATCTGGACGCCCTGGGCAGAAAACCGCTGGCTATAACCAGCTACCGGTGCATATCACGGGATGATGCCGAATCCCGCCTGGATTGCGAAGATTTCCGGGCTGATCTGCGCCCCAGTGCCGCCATACGCCCTGCCGCCCTGTGGTGCAGCGAGTGTGAAAGCTGGTATCTGGCGGAATACGTCCCGGCCTATGGCGTGCCCTGCAGCCCAAACCTGACATACCAGAACAACAGCGGCGTGCAGGTCGTGAACGTTGAGCAAGACACCATTGACAAAAAGCGAAACGGCGAAACCATGGTATGCCCACTGTGCGGTGCTCAAACGCAGCTGCGCAACGTGCAGGAGCTGCGGTACGGGCGGGCAGCCCAAGACTTTATCGCGGTGCCCACCGTTGCGGAAAACTGCCTAGTATTAACGCAGTGGTGCATTGAGCGCCACATGTACGAAGGTTACCGCCACACCGAGCGGAACGCTATTAACGCCTTTGTGGTTGATGGCCGGCGGATCATCAAGCTGGCGCACTACCAGTACAACGCTATGGCTGGCAGCTGGCGGAACCTGGGCACGTGGGTACAGCGCGCAAAACTGGTAGATGATATTGGCTGCCCGAAAATGTACGCCGCAAACCTGCCAGATTTGGGCGGCACCGGCGCAGAGAATGCCAAACTGTGGGAGTACATGGAGCAATCAAACGCAGCAAAAACGTTTTACCCGGTGGCATACCTGCGGCTGTATTTTAAGCACCCCAATGTTGAGAACCTGGTAACCGCAGGGCTGGGGAACTTGGTGGGCGACGGAATCAACGATGAAATGAAATATCACTACTATACCGGACTTGCCCCGCAAACAGCGGCTCCAAAGCTGGAGTGGGTGGACTGGAAAGAAAAACGCCCTGCCCAAATGCTAGGTATGACAAAGCAAGAATTGCGAACTTGGAGAGAGTACGGTCTGGGAGTTGACTGTCTGAGAACGTGGCAAGAGCTGGATACGCTGCCATGCGGCGTAAGCTTCCACGACCTTTGCGCCGCGATGAAAGCCATCGGAGCATACGACACGCGCCGGATTTTGCGCGAAAAACTGCCGATGATGCGGACCATAAATTACATAGAGCGCCAAGAGCAGGATCTTACGCAGCTTGAGGATTATTGGCGCATGGCTGCCGTGGCCGGCTGTGACCTGAACCAGGACGCAGTGCGCTGGCCCAAAGACCTGCGCACCGCCCATGACCGGATGAGCGAAACAATACAGTACGAGCGGGTAAGTGGCAAATGCCAGCAAGCGTTCGCCGCCATGACGGCCCGCTGCGCCGGGTTGACATGGGAACATGATGGGATTTGCATTCGCCCGGCGGAAACGCCGCTTGAGCTGATCCGGGAGGGCAGCACCCTGCACCATTGCGTTGGCAGATACTCAGATGCCCATGCACGGGGCAAAATTATCCTGTTTGTGAGGCATACCCGACGGCCAGAACGCAGCTGGTATACCCTGAGCATTGACGTAACCAGCAAGAGAGAAATCCAGCTGCATGGATACGGAAACGAATTTGCCCACGGCAAAAAGCTAAAAATACCCCGGCGGGTCCGGGAATTTGTGGATCTGTGGGAGCGCGAAGTGCTGGCTAAGTGGCAGCTGCCACCAGAGCAGAAAGCCAAGAAAAAGAAAAACAAGGCCACCCAGGCAGTGGCATGATAGGAAGGTGAAAGCATGGACGAAATAGTGGTCCGCCTGAAATCAGGAGAAGAAATTATATACCCGCACCCCGCGACGGCAGAATGGAAGGCCATTCCCAATGCTGTAATAGTCATAACAAACGGCAGCCAGGCGGTTGATATATACAATGCCAACGAGGTTGTTTTTGTGATACATCGCGAAAAAGAGGCACCAAAAGTTGAGGAGGAACCGAAAAAATGAAATACGATAGCGAACAGATGACGTTTGTGGGTGCCGCCGCTACGGCGGAAGAATCTGCCGCTCTGCGCCTGCATTATGAGATCATGGCCGCAGCGCAGGCAGCGGCGGCCAGCCTGCTGGATCTGGCCCGCAAAATCAAACTAATGCGGGATACCGGTGGATACAAGGCCCTGGGCTTTGACACGCTGGAAGCCTACACACTGACCACCATGGGCATGAAGCAGCGCCAGGCGTATAACTACATTGCCGTTGCCGAAAAACTGCCCGCGCAGCTGATAGAGCAGAACGCGGCCGCGGGCGTTACTAAGCTGGCCTTGCTGGCGCAATTGAGTGGGCAGGAGCAGCAGCAGATTACAGCGGAAACCAACCTGACGGAAACGACAGTGGCCGAGCTGAAAGTGCAGATCAAAGAGCTGCAGGCCAAAAATGCCGGGTACGCCGAACAGCTCAGCCTGCTGCAGAATCAGCCGCCGGTGGCTGAGGTACAGGCCGAAGAAGTGGACATGGATGCCCTGCGTGCGGAGATTCGCGCCGAAATGAAGGCTGAAATGGAAAGCCAGCGCCGGGCCGACGCCAAAATGACTGAGCTGAACCAGAAAGAGCGCGATGAAGCCATAAAGGCCGCACGGAAAGCCAAAGAAGAGCTGGAAGAAATACAGCGCGCTGCTGCGGCGGCTGAGCAGGCACACGCTGAAGAACTGGCCAAGACCCGCCGCCAGGCCGAGGAAACCGCAGCCAGGCTGAACATGGCCGCAGATGAATCCACGGTGCGCTTTGGCCTGCTGTTTGACCAGCTGCAGGACGCCGCCGGAAAGGTGCTGGATCTGGCTGACGCCGTGCAGCAGGACGGAGAAACAGAAAAGGCTGGAAAATTCCGGGCAGCGCTCCACAAGGCCCTGCTGGCCCTGGCAGATGAAGCAAATGAGGTGCAAAAATGATGGAAGCATTTGCAGCGGGCGTGCGGCTGGGTATTTTCCTGCTGGGCGCGGGGGTTAGCCTGGCTGGCGGCTTGACCATCGGGCTGGGAATTATAGCTTTTATTGCATGGATTGCGGAAACGCTGAAACATAACAACCGCCGGGAGTAAGCAAAGGGAGGGCATACGCATGGGTAAAAACAAACGCCTGCCGAACGATACCGTACTGGCAGCCCTGCAGCTGGTGCGCGGCCAGGCCAGGCGCAAGGCCGAGTATAAGCGCCAGGTGGATGAGATCATCCTGCGCAGCGGCACAAATTTTGTAGATACCACAACCCGCTGCGGCACACCCGTGCGTGTGTACCTGCCGCGCGCCGGCGGGAATTCCAACGACATCACCGCCGACAAGGCCGAGGCGATCCAGCAGCTTGAGACACAGCGGGATGTGCAGATCATGCGAGCCATCGATGCCGCCGCGGATGAGATCGGGGCGGACATCCAGAGCGCCACGGTACGGGCCGCGCTGCAAAAGGCTATTGCACTCAACTGCAAGGACTGCCGCACCTGGACATACGAGCGCCTGGAAGTGCCGGGAATTAGCCGGATAGAATTCTATCGCCGCCGCCGCAAATATTTGGAAAATGTTGCGCAACGCGTAGGAATTGGCTAAAAGTTGATACTGTGCAAGATTTTTTAGTGCTAGAATTGATATCATAGAATATTGAGAGGACAGCCCACCGGCTGCCCTCTTTTGTTTTGGAGTGTAACCCATGGCAGATAAAAACAACAAAACAACCAACCCCTGCGCCCGCTGTATCTGGCGCATGTGCGGCAACGAACGGGTGATCTGTTCCCTGCCGCGCTGCGTAAATCCTACGCAGTGTAAACGCCCAAAATATAAACTTGGTCCCGGCGGATGTTGGACTTACCAGCGGCCACTGAAAAGGCCCCGGCGTAAGCTGCCGCAGGAAGGCAAATGGGAGCTTTACACCCGTGAGAATATCTGATTATGCTGAATTTTGAAAACCTCGACAAAGCCAACTTTTTAGGCATTGGTAAATACAATACGCCGATTATCCAGCCGGAACACATTGATGTGCGGCATCTGGAATGGATTCCGTTCAACTTTGCAAAAACCTGTACGGACTGCGCAACAAAAGGCGTTCACTTTTTCGTGGATGATTATCAATTCCAAAGGGCGTGGAATCAGCCGGACAGGTACATTCCGCTGCTGCAAAAATTTGGCGCTGTGTGTGCGCCTGATTTCTCAATGTATACGGATATGCCGCTTGCTATGCAGATATACAATCACTATCGCAAGCACTGGCTGGCGGCATACTGGCAGCAATGCGGGATTCACGTTGTGCCAACCTTATGTTGGAGCAATGAGCAAAGCTACGATTGGTGCTTTGACGGTGAGCCGCAGCATTCGATTGTGGCGATTTCCAGCGTAGGAACGCAGCAAAACAAGCAGAATCAAGCGCTGTTTGAAAAAGGCGTTCGGGCGGCATTGGCAAGGCTTGAACCCAGTGAGATTTTGTGGTATGGCAAATGCCCGGAAGAATTTGACTGGAACGTCACGAGGATTCAGCCATATTATGCAAGAGTAAAAAGGAGATGCGAAAATGGGAGGTAGAGGTTCCGGCAGCGGAAGAGGCGGCGGGTTTAGCAAGGACGGCGCTTTAACGTTGAACAATCCCAAAACCGTTGAAACAAGATATTTTGAAGCACGTGGTTGGAGTAGTTCCCGCTTTAGCGACGAAGTTCTTGAGGCAGCAACTGACGGAAAAGGAAATCTCACTTTTACTTATGCAAGCGGCGGAACGTTTGAAAAAACGGCAAAAACAAACAGAACAAATTATGTAACTTATAAAATTGCCGCTGGTGCAGTAAACGGAACCACCTTTAACGTTAATTGGGATAAGGTCAACAGCATTTCCGGGCAAACGTACAATTTGAGACAGGCTGCCAAGGAACACGGTTTATCGTGGGACAGTGCAAAAAAAATATGGCGTAGAAAATGAGAAAATTTGATTACGCCCACAAACTGACGGACGAACAGCGGAGTATAAAATGGCAGATAAAAAGCCCTGCAAACAGCAGGAAAGCCCCTATGACTAACCCCCGGTATGCCAATGGAGCGCTGCGCAGGAAACACCGGGCGCGGCTGAAAGCCATGGGCGCGCCGTGCGGAATCTGCGGCGGACGCCTTGGCCCGATCCATTACGACGAACCATCTGATGCCGCGCACCCGCTCAGCTTTGTGGTGGATGAGATACGCCCCG